CACTATCTCAATTAACAGTAGAAGATAAAAAAGATTTAGAAAAATAGTTTATCTTTACGGTTAAAATTTTTTAGACCATGAAAGCTTTAGAAAGTATAGCAAGAGTAAGTGGGTACAATAGCGGAAGTCATTTAATTGATAGTACTTTTCATCCTAACAGTTTACCTATAGTTTTAGGAATCAGCTCTATAGCTGCTTCTACAGCTTACTACTTTGAAGCTATCATGGGCATTAATATCCCTGTAGGAATACTAATTATTATTTTATTTGGTCTAGAACTTTTTACAGGCATAAGAGCGTCAATAAAAGAAGGTAAAGGATTCTCTTCTGAGAAATTTCAAAAAGGTTGGCTAAAACTTTTTATCTATATGATCTTTATAATCTGCTCAAATCTAGCAGCAAGATATATACCAAACAGATCTTTCTTTGGATTTCAATTTAATATCTACGATTGGTTACATTATTTGTTCTATAACTTTATAATTATCCAATTATTTATTTCTAATCTAGAAAACTTTATGCGACTTGGCTGGGGCAACTTCTTGCCTTTAATATCACAACTAAGTAACGTATTAAAACTAAACCAGGACAAAGCTCCTAAAAAATCGGAAAATGATAACGACAGCCCAAGCAATAGCTAAATACGGTAAACCAAATGAAACAGGTGCAGGATATCTTGCAACTATAATCTGCCCTTACCCATTGCGTATAGCATGGGATACTGACACTACGGTAACTAGAGTAAGATGTCACAAAGATATTGCTGATAATTTATTAGCCGTGTTTAACGATCTTCTTTCACATTACGGATCAGCAAGAATTAAAGAACTAGGAATAGATCTTTTTGGTGGATGCTTTAATTACCGCAAAATGCGTGGAGGTACATCATGGAGTAAACATGCATGGGGAATAGCAATAGATCTTGATCCTGCTAGGAATACTCTTAAAGAAACTAAACGCACAGCTAGATTTGCTAGGCCCGAATATCAACCTATGATTGATATATTCTACAGACATGGATTTATTTCTTTAGGTGTAGAAAAAGATATGGATTATATGCATTTTGAAATCAAGGAATAATGGCTAAAGTAAACACATCATCAGTAGGAAGAAAAGCTTCAGCTAAAGTATCACGCCCAGGCGTACACGCGAAGACCAAAACTTCTAAATCTAAGAACTCTAGAAACTATAAGAAAGCTTATAAAGGACAGGGTCGATAGTTATTAATAAAAATCGTATATTTGTTATTATGCTGTCACTTCAAGATTACCAAGCACAAATAGATGAGTTCCTTGCGATTAACTCAATAGAATCTTCGTATTCTTATGAGTTATATACGGACTTAATCAATGAGCAACGAGCTTTGTGGATTCGTAATGAATACAATAAAAATCGTTCAATAGATCCTTATGTACTTCAGGATTTAAAATGTATGGAACTAGAACTAGTAGATCCTATAGATTGCTGTATCTCAGTTCCTACAGGATGTAAAGTTCTTAGAACAAAAAAGAAAATCCCTAATACAATAGAATTTTTCTATACTAAAGGTATTACTTCTGTGGGGCCTGCTGATATCATGAAACCACGCTTCATACTTATAGATTATTCTAGAGTACCTTACATAGGAGAAGGCAGGACTACACAGAATAGCATCTACGCATTTCTTTACGGAGGATACATGTATGTAACTAGTAAAAATCCTGCGCACTTAATGTTAAAGTACATCACACTACGAGGCATCTTCGAAGACCCTACTGCTCTTGGAGATTATATCAATTGTGAGACTAATCAAACTTGTTGGAAACCAACAGATCCTTATCCACTTAATCAATGGATGTGGGCATATATGAAGCCTTATATCATTCAGCAATTAGCTCAGAAAGGAATGTATCCTTTAGATGATGCTAACAATGCTGAAGATCAAAGAGCAGATACTAACGCTACTATAACAGGTAACAGTGCAAAAGACTAATACATATCTTAAAAGAGGCGAAGGAAAGGTAAAAGGAAACATTAAGAAAAATGATTTCTACGATTTCTATATCAAAAACTCTAAAGAAGTTTTAGTTAATAGGCCTACTTATAATGGGTTTATAAAAGATTTGCTTACAGCTTTAAGCAACGCTATAGTAGAAGAAGGATTAGAATTAAAGATAAATAAAATAGGAAAGCTAAGAGTTAGAAGTAACAATCTTAGATTTTTTAAAAATGACGGTACTCGTTCTAAAAGTTTAAGAGTAAACTGGCATGAGACTTGGGCACACTGGCACGGCAAGTATCCTGAGTTATCTAGACAAGAGATTACCGAAATAGAAAATAAGAAAGTAATTTATCACGAGAACGATCATACTAACCAAGAGTTCTATGATCACCATTGGGATAAGGCTACAATTAATTTAAAGTTTAAAAGCTTTTATAAGTTTAAAGCTTCTAGACAATTTTCTCGTTTAATTGCTAAGGTTGTAAAAGACCCTAACAGAAAAGTATTTTATTATGGATAATGAATTAATGGAAGACAAGGGTTCTTCAAAAAGCGTAGAATCAGTAGTAAGAACAACTCGTAAAGAGTTCGAAGATGGTAGTTCAGAAGAAACTACAATAGAACAAGTAGACGGGGGTTTTATTAAAACTATTTGCAAGCGCTATAAAGACAAAGAAGGATGTTGGCAATATGACACAGAGAAGTCTGTATCAACAGAAGATCCAATGCGTGATGAATCTTCTTCAGGAATTGCCGCAAGATTAGAATCAGTACTTAAAGGCTTAATGTAATGTACGCAGGAAAGACCGTTTCATACAAAGCAATCCTTGATAAAACTATCAGGGATTTTGGCTTTAATTACGATATCAAAGAAGAAGAAGGTATCGAATGGCTAGCAGAGTTCATGGCACACACTAATGTAGGGGTGACTATGGAAGAAAGAATTGCCTATATTGAAATATGTGACGGTCGCGGGGATTTACCTTTTGACCTTTACAAAATAGGCCAGGTAGCCCATATTGTTGGAGTAGAGAGTTTAGAAGAGGCTGAATGCGGTCACGGTACTTTATACCCAATGAGATGGAAAACTGATTATTTTCATAAGCGCTATCATCTTGACAATAGAGATTATACAACTGAGTCTAGAGAAACTTATACAGTAGGACAAGGTTATATTTTTACTTCTATGGCTAAAGGATATGTAGCAATGAGCTACTCAGCTATACCAACTGACGATTGTGGTTATCCTACTATTCCTGCTGAACAGCAATGGATGGAAGCAGGAGCACATTATATCGCTCACCGTATAGCTAGAAAACTATGGCTTCGTAATGAACTATCAGGAGATAAGTTTCAAATTATAGAACGAGATAAAGAATGGTATTTTGCACAAGCAGTAAACCATGCTAAACAATGGAACGGTGTAGATGAAGCAGAATCTGTGAAGAACTCTGTACTACGTACAATTCCAGATGTTCAAGCGCATGCAAGTTTCTTTGCTAACATGCAATTGCCAGAACAACGTAAGTTCAGACCTAAAGCAGGTATTGCTCTTGTATCTACTATCAACGTACTTACAGGTGCAGCACAAGGGCCTAATCCAGCTACCTCTTAATAAAATCTAATGGAAAGACATATCAATACATATCAAGGAATGAATAAAGATACTGCCTATGACAGTATTGACTCTTCTCTTTACATAGATGCTCTAGATATTCGAATCACTACTACTACAGGTGAATCGATGGGAGCTTGGACTAACATTAAAGGAAACGTAGAAGCTTTTACTATTCCTAGTTCAGGAACTTTTAACGGTTCTGCTTGGACTGCTAACAATCCAGAAATTATTGGTTACACTACAATTAGAAATAGAATAATTCTTTTTGTAGCAGATGACTCAGATGCTAAAGGTTGGGTTTACGATGTGCAATATAACACTGCTACTAGAGAAATACTTCCTGGATTTCCTGCACTTAAATATTATAATGGCGCTTTAAATTTTGAAAAGAAGTGGCCGATAGAAGCTTTAGGAAGATACGAAACAGATTGCGTTCAAAGA